GGTAAAAAAGTTACAAAAAAATTCTAACTATGCTCAGTACGATATGGATAAAGATGGTGTTGTATCTGATGAGGAACTAGCACATATGAAAGAGATAAAAAGATTAGAAGGTGAATTAAGAAAGCATAGGGCACAAAGAAGAATGGCAACTTTTACTTTAGTTGGTATGGGGTTATTCACAGCTATGATGTTTATGCCCTTTATGACCACAGAAAGAATTGAGGCTCTAAGTGATATTAGTAATTTGTTTTATATTTCTGGAGCAGGTATTGTTGGTGCATATATGGGAGCAACAGCCTGGATGTCAAAAAAATAATGAGTGTTGATCATCTAACTACTGATAGATTAAGACTGAAAGTAGAAAAAGTTTTTATACAACACATAAAACTTTGCCAAGATAATTTTTTATATTTTGTACAAGAGATGTGGCAAGATTTTATTTGCAGAAAAGAAAAAGATAAAAGTAAATGGGGTCATCATCAAATTATTGCAAATGAGTTTTCTCAAATAGCTAATAAAAGAAAAGGAAGGCTCATAATTAATATGCCTCCAAGACATACTAAATCAGAGTTTGCATCTGTATATTTTCCAGCTTGGATAATAGGGAAGTTTCCAAAATTAAAAATTATGCAAGTATCACATAACACAGAACTAGCAGTTCGTTTTGGAAGTAAGGTTCGTAACATAATAGATTCTCAAGAGTACAAACAAATTTTTGGAGATGTAAAATTACGTGAAGACTCTAAAGCTAAAGGGAGATGGGAAACTAATCATGGTGGTGAATATTATGCAGCTGGTGTAGGAGCATCAATAACTGGTCGTGGTGCAGATTTATTAATCATTGATGATCCACATACGGAACAAGATTCAATGTCTGACTTAGCGATGGAACGAGCATATGATTGGTATACATCAGGACCCAGACAAAGATTACAACCTGGCGGATCTATTCTTTTGGTTATGACAAGATGGGCAGAAGATGATTTAACTGGTAGATTATTGAAGGCCCAAAAAGAACCCAAAGCTGATACATGGAAAACTATTTCTTTTCCTGCGATCCTACCAGATGGTAAACCAGTGTGGTCAGAATATTGGGAGAAAGAAGAATTAGAAAAGATTAAAGCTTCATTACCCATAAGAAATTGGTCAGCACAATATATGCAAGAACCAACTTCAGAAGAAGGTGCAATTATAAAACGTGAATGGTGGCAACCTTGGAAAGAGGAATCCATGCCAAACTTAGTTCATGTCATACAAAGTTATGACACAGCGTTTAGTAAAAAAGAAACAGCTGACTATTCTGCCATTACAACTTGGGGTGTTTTTTATCCAGATGAAGTTACACCTAATATTATTTTATTAGATGCTTTACGTGGTAAATATGATTTTCCAGAATTGAAAGTAGTGGCAATGGATGCGTATAAATATTGGGAACCAGAAAGTGTAATCATAGAACAGAAAGCAAGTGGTGAACCTTTAACACAAGAATTTAGAAGAATGGGTATACCAGTGATACCATTTGTGCCAAGTAAAGGTAATGATAAATTTACCAGAGTAAATTCAGTAGCACCAATTTTTGAAAGTGGTGCGGTGTGGTATCCTTACGGAGAAACTTTCACAGATGAAGTAATAGAAGAGTGTGCAGCTTTCCCTCATGGTGCAAACGATGATTACGTTGACAGTATGACCCAAGCACTGTTACGATATAGACAAGGTAACTTTGTTGAACTATACTCTGATTATGTGGACAATGAAGACTTACCACCAAAACAATATAATTATTATTGAGGATAGTTATGAAAAAAATAAAAACCAAAAAAATAGATCCATTAAGTGAAAGATTAGATAAAGCTGGAATAAGAGGAGGAGTCGGTAAAAGTTCTAGATCAACCTTAAATAAAAAAGATAAACAAGTAATAGATGCTTTTTACAAAGGAAAAAAAGCAAGTAGTAATAAATTAATCTCAGATGGTAAAACTTTAGAGAAAATGGGATTAGGAGCACAGAACATAGCAAAAAGAGATAAAGGAGAGTTTGGTGATTTTAATATTACTGCAAAAACAGATAGTAGATCGACACAAAGCATATTAAGATATATTAAAAAAACTTTCCCAAAAGACAGAATTAAAAAAGACGCTACAAAAATGGTAAAGCAAGAAGACAGTTTTAATACTAGATACTCTGGAAACAAATTTAGAGATATAGCAGCAAAGTATTTAAAAAGCCAAAATATTAAGTACGAGAAGGTAGAACCTAGTCAAATTAGAATTAAAGGAGTTCCTAAAAGTCAAAGATTAAAACTTATGGATAAAATAGAAGCTAATCAGGACAAAGCTCTTGAATTACCAAAGAAAAAAAATAAAGGTGGATTACTTGTTACTCCTAAATTAGCTAAAAGAGGTTTTTAATGACAAAAAAAATTAAAGATATTTTTAATAAAATAAAAAAAAGATTATTTGGTAAACTCTGTGAATGTATGCCAAAGAAAAAAAGTAAAAGAGGGAGACCAAAGAAAAAATGACAAATTACCCTAAAGGCACTTTAGCAAGAAGATTATCAGAAGAAGATACTCCTACTGGTTATCCGAGAGGATCTGAAGCAGATAGAATAGTTAGAGCTGAAAGAAGAGTAAAAAAACAAAGAAAAGAATCTGAGGATAGAAAAAAGAAAAAGAAAGTCACAAAACCAGATCCAGGGAAAGGCAGATCATTTAATCAAAAGCTATTAGCATATGAAACCCTTACTGGAGAAAGTGCTTTACAACCTTTGCAAGATTTAATTAGAGGACCCTCGGCTCCAGATATAGCTGTACCAGATTTAGCATCAGAAGTACGTGAGGGAGTAGAAGCAAAGAAAGCGTTAATAAGAGCTACACCTAAAATGTATCCTATGTATTATGAGAGAGCTAAAAAAGGTAAATTTGTAAAAGTAAAAACCAAATTAGGCAGAACAAAAAAAACTAAGTTGTTATGATAGAAGAAGAAAACACAGAACAAGAAAACGAAGAGATCGTTGACGAAGTAGATACACAAGCTGGTGAAGTAGATGTACAAATAACAGAACCTACTGAAGTAGAAGAGTTAGTAGAAGATATTATAGAAACACAAAAAGATTTTTTATCTAATCTGGCTGAAGACATGGATGAAAGAATTTTGTCTCGTATTAGTGGTGACTTACTAGAAGATTATAAAAGAGATAAAGAATCAAGAGGTGATTGGGAAAAGTCATATACTTCTGGTTTAGATTTATTAGGTTTTAAATATGATAATGAAAGCAGACCTTTTCAAGGAGCAAGTTCTGTGACACATCCTTTACTAGCAGAATCTGTAACACAGTTTCAAGCTCAAGCTTATAAAGAATTATTACCTAGTGATGGACCAGTTCGTACTTTAGTTATTGGAGATGCGACTAGAGAAAAAGAAGAACAAGCACAAAGAGTAAAAGAGTTTATGAATTATATGTTGATGGAACAAATGGAAGAGTATACTCCAGAGTTTGATCAATTATTATTTTATTTACCATTAGCAGGATCTGCTTTTAAAAAAATATATTACGATGAAACTATGCAAAGAGCTATATCAAAATTTGTTCCAGCAGAAGATTTAATCGTTCCTTATTATGCAACTGATTTGAAAGATTGTGAACGTATCACGCATCTTGTTAAAATGAATGAAAACGACATTTTAAAAAAACAAAGAAGTGGTTTTTATAGAGATGTAGAAATTTTACCTTCACGCACTGATGATAATGAAGTGCAAGATAAATATGATTCTATTGAAGGGGTAACTCCTTCTGGAGAAAAAGATTATCAGTTTAATGTTTTAGAAATGCACGTAGATTTAGATCTTGAAGAGTATCAAATAGAAAATGCAGATAAGAATGTTAAAGTTCCTTACATCGTAACGATTGATGAAGGCTCACAAGAAGTGTTATCTATCTATCGCAACTATAATATGAACGATCCGTTGTTCCAAAGAAAAGAATATTTTGTGCATTACAAATTTTTGCCAGGTTTGGGATTTTATGGGTTTGGATTAATACACATGATAGGTGGTTTATCTAAAACTGCTACTGCTGCACTAAGACAATTATTAGATGCTGGCACTTTATCAAACTTACCAGCTGGTTTTAAGTCACGAGGGATGAGAATTAGGGATGACGATCAGCCTTTTCAACCTGGTGAGTTTAGGGATGTAGATGCACCTGGCGGTAATATCAAGGATCAGTTTCAAATTTTACCATTTAAAGAGCCAAGTAGCACATTATTTCAACTTTTAGGCTTTGTTGTGCAAGCTGGACAGAGATTTGCAGCCATAACAGACAACGCAATCGGCAATGATGCACAAAATAGAGCTGTTGGAACGACTATTGCACTCTTGGAACGAGGCTCACGAGTCATGTCAGCCATACATAAGCGTTGTTACTATGCAATGAGACAAGAATTTAGGCTATTATCGGATGTTTTTGGTACATATTTACCACCAATTTATCCTTATGCTGTTTACGGTGGTAACAGGCTCATAAAATTAGCAGATTTTTCACCAGAAGTTGATGTAATTCCTGTTGCAGACCCCAATATTTTCTCAATGGCACAAAGAGTGACGTTAGCACAGACACAATTACAGATTGCACAGTCAAATCCACAATTACATAACATTCGTGAAGCTTATCGAAGAGTTTATGAAGCGTTAGGCACAAAACAAATCGATACATTGCTGAAACCAGAGAGATTACCCACGCCTCTCGACCCAGCAATAGAAAATGCAGAAGCTTTACGTATGGAAATACCAAAAGCATACCCAGAACAGAACCACGATGCACATATTATGGCACATAGTGCTTTTATTAAAAGCAGAATGGTACAAATTAATCCTATGGTGTACGCATTACTTCAAGCTCACATATCAGAACACTTATCGTTTAAAGCAAGAGCTTTAATTTTGCAAGAGCTGATGGCTAATCCACAAACTTTAGAGTTACAAAAAACAAAACCACAAGATTTTTTAACATTAACAGAATCTTTAGTAGCTGATAAGATTGCCCAACTTACGATGGAGTTACAATCTATGGAGGGATCAGAACAAAAGAAAGATCCACTAGTAGAACTAAAACAACAAGAGATGGATTTACGAGCTTTAGACATGCAACGTAAAATTCAAGAGCACGTTGATAAAGAAGAAAGAGCTATGGGTGAGTTTAATGAGAAAATGGATCTAGAAAGAATGAAACGAGAGGATGCAGAAGAGGCCTCTGAAGAAAGAATACGAATAGCAGAAGAAAAGATTAATGTAGCAAGGGAGAAAAACAATGTCCAGAGTAAGTAAATATAAAGGTAAAACAGCTTCTCAAATAGCTAATGAACAATATCAATTCAGAAAAGATAAAGAATTTCGTGAGGATATAAAACCTTTTAATAAAAAGAAGAAGAAAGAGAAAAAAGAATACTTTATGAAAGACCCTATAAAAAATGAAATAGCTTCTCTTACTCCACCAAGAAAAGGTCCTACTCCTCAAGGAATGAAAAATGGTGATGAAATAAAAGTTGGTAAAGGACTTAAATTTCGTTCTAGTGGAGATGTATCTTATCAAAAAAGAGTAAAACCTCGCACAGATGTTAAAATTACTTACAACACAAAAAAGAAAAAATTTAAAGAAGCAAATCTAAGAACAGTTATTGGAGATGGAGTTTTAGATATTGGAAAAGATAAATATTCTACCACAGCGAATTACTCAAAAAACTTATTAGGTGGTACATTAGGTGTGAGTGCCTATAAGAGAAATAAAGATACAGGAATTGGTGCAAGTTTTAGAATAAAGTATAAATCTGGAAACATGGTAAATAGTGGTTGCCCTTATCGTGAAAACGGTGTAAAAAGTGATATTAAAGGAATTAGTGATATACAAGTAAAAGGCAAAAAATTTATTGGTGTTAAGTGAT